ATGCTCTATATGCAGCATATTGGACAAGAATATGGTGAGTTAGCGAGAAGACCGCCCAAGAGGTGAGCGCACCCATTGGTTGGCCAGCTCCGTATGTTACCATCGGAGCAACTCCCTCTTTGGGAACTTTCGTCCCCTCCGGAGGAGCTGGTACTATAAATCCACGCCACGTTAGTAGGCGGATCCATAGCCCCGCTAGCCGAGGCCCCAAGAGCAGGGCCAAGACCGCATGCTGCAATAACGCAGGAAACCGATCAGTGGCAGATGAAAGATCATAAGACCAGTACGATCCGTGCGGACCTTTCTTGGCCAACAGCCTCTTGGCTGGAGCCAACTGGTCAAATGTCCCATCCTGTGGAATGGTTCCCAGGATGTTAAACAAAACGTCATGGACCGGTTTCATCACGCATTGCGTTATGCAATCCACCATAGCGAAAACACGTATCTTCCCAGCAGGCTCGACTTTAAACCCGAGTTTGCCTAAGCCTTGCGTCCTTCCGAAACCAGGGAAATCATGGGCGTAATGCCCTTTCCGAAGTTGCAGTTGGATCTGGGTTATCGCCTTTCTTCCAAGGTCAAATAGCCGTGTTACCACGGTGTCTTCGACCAGGGTCAACCACTCTTGCAAGAATGGTAGTAGGTACGGGAATTCCACGTCCTCGGTTTTACCAAAGAGGTCCCAAGCCATAACATCCGAAAGGATTGCTCCGATCGAAGTTGGCTGGGCCTTAACTTTGGGATCGAGGATCGAGGGACCCTGCCCACCTGTATTTGGCGATCCCTTTAGTATCGCAAGGAGTCGGGGTTTCAGGTTTAAAGAGGATGGATTCTCACCCCCACGTGATACCAGCGCGGCCAAGCGTTCCGAATACTCTAAAGGAGTTTCTCCTAGAGAGCAGAGCGGTAACGATGACGTCCCCCTTTCGGGCTTCGACGCTGCCATAACATGGTTTACTCGAAGAGTTTTCACTCCCCGAGCTTGGGGATCGCTCCGCCACATTCGGACCGCAACCGGCCAGAATGCAGCCAAGAATCCAAACCAATCCCTTAGGAATTCAATGGGCATCGTTGAAGGCGCCGTAATAGAACTCAATTTTAGCGTACCTGGGAAATCGATTACTCGATAGAGCCCAAATAGGGTCAACCAAATCCTAAAGGTCCAGATGTCTCCGGACATAAGCGCTTTACGATGCTGCATAGGAATTATCCTCGGGATTCCAGCTCGTGTACGTGAAACCGCGGACTTCAGGTCCCGGGTGTTTGGTATCTTATAGCCCCCGACAGCCTGTTGCAACAGAACTGCGGAAGCCTTCAGATAGATGACCACATAGGCCCACCCGGACCGCCGTTGTAAGCGTACCACATATTTTGCGTAGCGGAATACTGCTGAGTACCAAAAGAACGTTAATCCACCCTCCCTTAGGAAGAGTACCCTTTTCAGGGCTCCTCCTAAGGCGCGACCACCTTTTACAGTGGTCTGCCATTCAAAGTGGGCACCCTGAACGACTTTTGAGATTTCTCTCGGAGTACGATTCAGTAAGTGTTTCATGATAGAAAAGCTTTGCCTTTAGCTATCACCGCTTTGAACCTTCGGTTTCCTCTCGAAAGAGGGCCGCAGGCACCCTTGGTAGGGTCCGTGAGGGTGACTCACGTTGGGGTTAATA